AGGCCATGGATAAATAATGCCTAAAAATTCAAAAAAACCGACACGTTCAAAAATTGTCAAAAAACTTGACGTTGTTTTTAGTCAATATATAAGACTTAAATATTCAAATAATCAAGGAATTTCGGAGTGCTTCACTTGTGGAAAACGTGATCATTGGAAAAATTTACAATGCGGACACTTTATGTCACGAAAAAATTATTCAACCCGATGGGATGAAAACAACACACGTGTCCAATGCGTTGGCTGCAATATGTTCAAATCCGGGGAACAATATGTGTTCGGTTTAAAACTTGGTGAAGAACTTGCTCAAGAAATGTTTTTAAAATCAAAACAAATTGTTAAATTTACAACAAATGATTTGATTGATAAGATTGATCATTTTTCGTCAGAAATTAAAAAATTGACGTAATTGTGTTTTTTTTTGTTCATAGTGAAGGGGGTGTTTTTTTAAGCATCCCTTTTTTTTATTAAAAATTTTTTTTAACTTAGTGAAAAATTTATTTTATATGAACAAATATGAACACCCGATTAATGTCCATACAATGACCCGATCTGAACTGATTGGAATGTTGTTGGAAAAATTAAACGAAAATGAACAACTTAAAAATCAAATTAAATGACAGAAACACAACTTAATATTATTCGACAATCTTCATTGAATCGTGCGGTTGATTTAGCAATTGCCGACAAAATATCAATGGACAAAATCATTTCATATTCCCAAAGATTTGAAAAATATGTCATCTCAGGGAAGTAAAATCAAAAGAACTTATTTTAAATTTAAATATCTCAATTATTATGTCACAATCAGTACAAGGAACAATAAGAAAAATCACGTTGGAATCAACTTATGGGAAGACGCGAAAAAAATCAGTAATATTGTCGACAGAAGACAAATATCCACAAACATTGGAAATTGAATTCTTAAACGATAAAATCAACTTATTAGACAACGCGAAACTTGATGTTGGTGAAAAGGTTGAAATTGGAATCAACATACGCGGACGCGAGTGGACAAGTCCAAAAAACGAAATCAAATATTTCACATCATTAAATGGTTGGAAAATTGATCGAACTGTCGGGCTTACAAACGCAACGCAAAACCAAGATCGAAAAGAAGCAAACGTTGATTTGCCGTTTTAATATCAAGGGGGACAATGTCCCCTTTTTTTTATGATAATAGACAAAAACACAATAAAAGACGAAATACTTGCCATTAAGAATGGAGAAGTAATACAAGGATTAAGAATTGGAATTCCTGAAATTGACGAATTTTATCGTCTAAAATTAGGGGGTTCGATGGATGTTTTCGCGGGACATGCGGGTGTTGGAAAAACAACATTTTGCGTTTATTTAATGACATTGTTTGCAAAGAAATATGATTTAAAATTTGTCATTTGGTCTTCGGAAAACACTGCGGGATCAATATCTCAAAAAATTATTGAATATAACATGGGTAAACCGATTGACACCGCGACAGATAATGAAATTGAAGAATCAATCGATTGGACTTATGAGCATTTTAAAATTATTAAGGTTGAAGAATTATGTACTTACAAAGATGTTCTTGAACAAATTCTTGGGGTTCATCAAGCCTTGCCAATGGCTGCGGCATTTATAGACCCATATAATTCACTTACAAAACCAAAAGATGAGATAAAAGCATACGGCGCTCATGAATTAGATTATATGATTGCAAGTGAAATGCGTTTATTTGCTGAAAAACACAAAATTACATTAATGGTTTCAATGCATGGTGTGACGGAATCAAGTCGCAAGGTTCACCCGGTGACGCATCCGATGGCCGGTTATCCGATGCCATTATCTTATTCACAAGTTGAAGGCGGTGTGAAGTGGGCGAACCGTTGTTCTTCATTTAACACGATACATCGATATTTTCAGTCAAAGGACAAATGGAATGTCATGGAGCTTCACGTGCTGAAGGTCAAAGAATATGTGACCGGGGGACGTCCGACAAGTCTTGAAGACCCCATTAGATTAAAAATGCTTCCAAATAATGTTGGATATGAATTCGGCGGTCAAAATTTGATGCATGAACAAAAAAAACATAAAACCGTATTATTTTGATTTATACATTATTTGTATTGATTGCAATTGTTTTAATTCTTGGCCACATTAAAAAGGCTGAAATACAAATTGCGCCAATATTTGGAATAATGGTCGGAATATTATATTCTTATAATGATTTTGAAGATGGGAAGGAACATTGGATTCAATGTTGTGTTTTTTTTGTATCAATTACCGTAATATGGAACGATCCGCCAAATGGCTTGAAATAGTTGCAAAAGACCATGACAAATGGATTAAACTTGTTGAATCGTTTGGTGAACGCCAATACAAGGACGACATTGTTCAAGAAGCATATTTGGCCCTTTTTAAATATACGACACCGGAAAAAATCATTCATAATGGGAAAGTGTCTGAAGGATATATGTACTTCACACTTAAAACGATTACTTATCAATTTTATAATGCAAAAAATAAAATTCACAAAATTTCAATTGACGAAGATGAAAACATTATTCAATTGGTCGCAGAAAATAACATTGAAGAACATGAAGCATTTCACAAGATTTGCACCCTTATTGATCAAGAAATGGAATCTTGGTCATGGTACAATCGAAAACTTACAGAATTATATCGTGACACTGATATGTCAATTCGTAAAATTGCAGCGGCTACAAATATAAGTTTTGTCAGTATATTTAACACACTAAAAAATTGTAAAAATGAAATCAAAATCAAATTCAAAGAAGATTGGGAAGACTTCCAAAACAAAGACTTCCATAAAATCCAAGAACCAAGAATTCGAAAAATTCCAAAAAAATCATGAAAAAGGTTCAACCGGTCTTGGCGACACTGTCGAAAAAATAACAAAGGCAACCGGAATTAAAAAGGCAGTCGATAAAATTTTTGATAAATTAGGAAAAGATTGCGGATGTCGAAAACGAAAGGAAAAAATGAATTCATTGTTTCGATATGAAAAACCGGAATGTTTTAATGAAGAAGATTTTAATGTTGTAAAAAATGCAGTTGAAACAAAAAAAGGAAGTTTCAAGATTGAAGAACAAGAAAAATTTGTCGATATTTATACACGAGTTTTTCCACAATTAAAACGTCCGGAGTGTACACCTTGCAGTTTTAAAAATGAAATTTACGACAGACTTATAAAAATTTACAATACATATAAATAAAACACAATGAACAAAAAAATGCAAAACCTTAAAGAAATGGAATATTATTCAGATTACAATTTAGTTGGTGAAGTGCTACTTAAATTGAAAAAGAAATATCCAAATAATAAAACATTAAAAGACGCAATATCCGCAATGACTCACATTGGTTTTTTTGTGACTGAAATGATGCAAGCGCAATATTATTATGATAAATCACTTGAATCATATCGATCGGATAAATTGCGAGCAATTGAACGCGCAAGACGTGTTGAAGAACAACTTGAAGAATTGACAAAGAAACAAATATGACAATTATATATTTTTTATTTTTTTACTTAATCGCAAGAATTATTGAAATTGTGATTTTAAATTATATGAAAAACAAATGATTTATATTATTACACTTTCAATTTTCATCATGTCAATTGGTGTTTTATTAATTGGGATCGCACTTATAAAAGACACATTTAAATGAAAGAATCGACACTTGTAAAAATGCAAAGGGACATCAAAAATTTGACAATTACACTTTCAATTGTGATTGAACGTCTAAAACAATTAGAAAATGAAGGAAAAGAATCAAATGCCACATAATTTTTGGGACTACGGTATAAACCCAATTTTAGGATATAGATACATCCCAAACAGTAAATCAAACCCCCCAATGTTAAAACGCATAAGAAAAAGTAAAAAAACCGTTTAATTATTAAAAATAAATGTTTATATTTGATTATAAACAAAAACACATTTTTAATTCATAAATTTATGCCATTAAACGACAAAACACGATTTGAAAACGCTGGTAAAATCGGAAGCATCAAAGGAATCACAAGGTCATTAATAAGTCACGACTTGGATAATTATACTAAAGGAAGATTAAATGAAATTATGAAAACCCTTGAAAGTATAGAATTATGATTATATTATTTAATGGCGAAACATATCTTGAAGGCGAAATAAATACAATGGCAGCCAATGACGATTTTTATTATGGGCATCTTGGAAAATACGCATTGTCTTCTTCAGTATTGAGAAACATTTTTGACGATCCGGACAAGCAACTTCAATATTTGAAAGGAAAAGGCGGAAACACTGAAGCATTGATGCTTGGTAAATTGACACATTGGTGTTGGCTTGAACCGGACGTCTTTTATCGTCAAATTTACACGGACTTACGTGGCAACACAAACGCTTACAAAGAACTTGTTTCACAACACGGTGCAAATAATGTCTTCAAGGAAAAATATCGCAATATTGCCGAATGGTTATGTCGAAGACTTGACAACAACGAAGATATTCGAAAAATACGAAAAGATGCCGAATGTGAAGTTGCAAGCATAAAAATGATTGACGGTCACCCGGTACGTGGAAAAGCTGACTTAATCAAAGACGACACATTATATGATTTGAAAACCGGCATTGTCACACCACAACAATTTGAATGGAAAATCGATGCAATGAATTATGATCTTCAAGCGTGGATATACATGCAATTATTTCCGGAATTAAAAAATTTTACATTTATTTACATAAACAAACACACACGTGCGCCGGGTATCATTGAAATGCCACAATCAGTCATTGACCGTGGTGGTGAAAAATACAAGACCGCCGTTGAAGTTTATTTTAAAATATTCCATAATAAGGAACTTGATGAAATCGAATTTCTTTTGGATCAATACGTGTATCGTGGAACCTCAAAATGAATAAAGATAAAATTCTTGAATATTATTTTTTGGCACTTAATGACATCCGAAACGGATCGTCACTTCAAGAACTTGAAGAAGCCCTTAAATTATACGAAAAAGACCAACAATTTGAAGCATGCGCCGGCATACTCAAGGCAATAAAAGAAGTAAAATATACAACAATTAAAAACCTAAAAAATGGACATAAAAATGATTAAACAAGTCGTGATCGATACAATCGGCATAGACTTAAATGATGAAAGTAAAAATTCAAAAAGATTAAGCGAATACGTTGACGCAAGAAGATTATATTTTAGTCTTGCAAGGGAATTCACGACAATGTCACTTTCTGAAATTGGCAAATCTTTGAAACCATATAAAGATCACGCGACGGTTTTATATAATATCCGACAAGCTGCCGATTCAAAAAGGTTTAATAAAATATTTCGTCAAAAACTTGAAGATTTGCGTTCGCGAGTGGAATATATAAAATCACAAATAAAAGATTCTGAAATTGATTTCATCACCGCATTGAATCGTTTGGAACAAATGGAATCCAAGAATGAAGAACTTATTCAAAAAAACAAAGAATTGTTGAACCAAATTGAAAAGATAAATGGCAAAATCGAACGACAAAATAAGTACCTTACTGAAAATGGATACGTCATCGGAAGATCAGTCTTCAAGGAAGATTGAAAACCCCGCGTGTGAGAAATGCGGCAATAAGCCTTCAATTGCGTTCTTTGACGGACAAGTCAGTCAACACTTCAAGGGTTGTGATATTTATATCGGTGATCTTGATTTCAAACTAGCAGACGACACCAATGTCATAATCGCAGAAATAAAATATGTAAGTAAGGCACACAAATTCATTGGCAAGAAAATCACATTCAACCAAGCACGTGAATATGCAGCAATGACCGGAGTGGTCGACAACCTTGGAAGGGAACAAAAGACATACGTGTTCGAAGCACACGAAGTTGAAAAACCTTACGTTGCAATTGTGCCATTCTTAAAACCAACGGGAAAAGAACGACACGCATTCGACTTCATGGACATAGACAATGCAAAACTTGTATATATATTCAAAGACGATCAGTTCGGTCGTTGGTTGGCTGGTGACAGATATGTCGGAACTGACATGCGTAATCAATTAAAGTGTGTTTAAATGGCTGAAATAATAAGACACACATTTGGATTTTGTGGTGAATATTTTCATCCGAACATTTGGCATCTTTTATTTGGTTGTTTTGGAATTAAAACATTCGCGACATATATTATAAATTATATTAAACACAAAACAAACAAGAATGTCCGTATGTGATTTTATAAATGGGGATTGTATGGAAGCCATGAAGGAAATGGAAGACAATCAATTTGATTTGGCGATTGTTGATCCGCCTTATGGAATTGGCGCAAATAAAATGACACTTGGAAACGGCAAACGGAAAGTGTATCGTGGAAAAGAAGATTGGGACGCCAAACCGCCGTCAAAAGAATATTTCAATGAATTGTTTCGCATTTCTAAAAATCAAGTGATATGGGGTGCAAATCATTTCATCGAACAATTTTCACGGAATTCATCGTGTTGGTTGTTTTGGGATAAAGGAACGGGCCAAAATGATTTTGCAGACGGTGAACTTGCTTGGACGTCATTTAACGGCGCAATGAGAAAGGTTTTTATTTCATGGGTTAGTGCGAATGCAAAAGAAAAAAACGAAAACGATCGTGTGCATCCGACACAAAAACCCGTTAAATTGTACGAATGGATTTTGATGAAATACGCAAAGGAAGGCGACAAAATACTTGACACACATCTTGGGAGTGGATCAATCGCAATTGCTTGTCACAATCTTGGATTTGATTTGACCGGATATGAAATTGACAAAGAATATTATAATTTAGCAATAAAACGACATGAAGAACACATCAAACAAATACGGATGTTTTAACAATCCAAAAGATTTTTTATTATATAATTAATTAATTAATTTTTATTAATTCATGGACGGTCGGAAAAATAACGGTGGACATTCAACAAAAGGATTCGCGGGTCGTAAACCCAAGGCAGAAGAAATCGAACTTATTGAACGATTGACGCCACTTGACGACATGGCATTCGAAGCACTGAAAGACGGCATCAAACAAAAGGATTTCCGATACGTCAAATTATTCCATGAATACCGATACGGCAAACCAAAAGAAACAAAGGACATCACACTTGACCAAGATGTTCCATTTATCATTGAAATGGATTAACCATTCCCATTTCGTGATTCCAATTTGGAAATAAAACGCACACAAGCATTCGATAAAATTTATCGCCTTAAAAAAAGGATACGATTGATCCGTGGTGGTTCCGCTGCGGGAAAAACGATTTGCATCCTCACCGTAATGATTAACGAATGCATGAAGCCGAATAAGGGGTTTGAAATGTCCGTTGTGGCTGCGACATACCCAATGTTGAAAAGGGGGCCGGTAAGGGACTTTAAATTGATCATGAAGGGCATTGGAAGGTGGCGTGATTCACGCTGGAATCAAACAACTTTAAAATATACATTTTCAACCGGGTCAACAATTGAATTTTTTTCAAATGAAAATCCGGATCGAACACGTGGGGCGCGTCGCTCACATTTGTTTGTGAATGAGTGCAACGTCGGAATTGACTTCGAAGCATTCAATCAATATGCAATAAGAACATCCGGAACGATTTGGTTGGATTACAACCCGTCACAATTGTTTTGGGCGGATCGTGAACTTGTTCCAAGGGACGACGTTGATTTTATTACAATAACTTACAAAGACAACGACACACTTCCACAAACAATACTCGATGAATTTAAGATTGCAAGACAAAAGGCCAAAACATCCGAATATTGGAAGAACTTTGTCAATGTTTATTTGGAAGGTAAAATCGGAAGATTGTCTGACGTAGTAATTCCGGATTGGATGGAAATGCCAAAACTTCCCAATGACGCAAGACTTCTTTGTCATGGCTTGGATTGGGGTTACTCAATCGACGAATCAAGTTGTGTGGCATTGTACAAGCATAATGAATCATATATCTTCGACGAAGTGTTGTATCAAAAAGGAATGCTGAATTCAAACATTTCCCAATATTTAGAAAACAACAATATCAA